TTACCTTTACTTTCACCTAAAGTTTTGAAATGCGGAATACCATTATACATTGAGTGCACACCATATAAAGATGTTGTGCCAACTCCAATCAAAATGTTATTGTATTTATCTTTCCAATACTTACGGATAACTTCTGATGTTGATAATGCTGCAACTAATTTACCACCTAAAAAATTATATCCAAATGGTTGAGTTGCTACAATGGATGTTGCAATGGTTGTGTTATTTAATTTACCATTAGTAAACTTATTTTCTTTAGTCCAACCAATGTAATTATCTCTAACACCTAGCGATGTAATATCACTCCCTAAAGAGATTAGACCCAGCAATTTTCCACTATCTCTATCCTTTACATATACTTTTACATTTCTGCCGGGATTGGGTGTAAAATCCATTGTATGTATCATTCTGCGTGTATCACTCCAACGGCTTGCTTCTTCACTATCTTCTACAATTTCGACAATAGGATTGATTTTATTTATTTCATTTATAGTTAAATCTTTATCCATTATATCGGTAGGTTTCCATATTGCATCAAATGATTTAGCATATGCAGATAGATTTTGATAAGATGCATGTAAATCACCATTCAGTTCAATCCACTTTTTATATAGTGTTTGTTCTTCAACTGACATAGATGCCAACATATCTAAATTAGAAATCAATTCACTTCTAGATTTATCGAAATCAAACCTTTCTATTGTTGCATCCCAAAACTTCATATTATTCTTCATTAAACATTGAAATATCTAAATCATTCAATCCACCATCCCAGATATCATATGTATCTTCAATATCATTATCATTGTTTTCAATCCATTCTAAAAAAGTATTAAGAGTATATACTTGAGTTCGCAAGTTTTCTCTAATTTGTTTGAAGTGTGCAACACTACCATATTGTTCTTTACCTTCTTTTATAGTAGTTGCAAGATTTACATTTAATGCTTGTTTTAATACACTTACATTCTTTTCTAATTGATTTACAATTTGTTCTTTTGTCATAACTTATTTTTTTATAATGTTTTTTAATCGATTACCCCACTTTTCAATCAAATCATATGATGGATAATGTGAACTTCTATCTCTTACACCTTTGAATTGTGCATAATCTAACGAGTGTATCATTATGTGCGCATCATATAAATCAGGTATATTATGCATAATTGCTTTAATATCATTTATATCATAATCTTTATGTATTGAGACAGTGCAAGTATCATCATACATACATCCTTTTGTCATTTTGTGTGTTTCGTATTTATCAATAAAGAAAAAAGAATATTTATCCGTATCTGTCAAATGTTTATTGATTTTTGCAAAATAACCTAATGCAATTTGGAAATCAATTGCAGCTTCTATTCTCATAGTTGCCTGATAATATGGGATTTCCTTTGGTTTGGTATTAGCATCTTTGTATTTTTGTAAAATAATACCATCTTGCACTTCCTCACCATTCAACATATTTTGTATTGATTTAATTAATAATCTTAATTCAGCAACTGAATAATCATCTATTTTTACATTATACCATGCCTTATTATTTACATACCATACACCCCATACTTGCTTTGGTTTTTCATTATTAAATGGTTGTGTTTCACCATACTGAAAAGAATATAAATCTTTACCATTTTTAATTACAATTGGCATTTTATCACCACATTGATTTATTTTATGTGTGTATTGTTTTTTCAATTGTTTTACTAAATCTTTCACTTTGATTTTTAACTCATTTTTACTCATAACTTATTTTTTATTTTAATTAACGATTTCTGTGATTATCTACATTCCAATAATCTCTTTTCTTACTTGCAGAGTCTATATCAATTGTATACAACATATCTATCACACTTTCCAATCCTTTCACTTGTTGTTTTAATTGTTTAATTTCCTCATACATTACTTTGAGTGCATGTTCCATTTGTTCGTTTGTCATAACTTATTATTTTAACTCTTTAATCATTTGTATAAAATCTTCTATTAAATTATCTTTTGCAATTAAACTACCATAATTCATATCATTCTTTTTCACTTTACGCCAATCTGGAAACTTTCTTTTTTGTTTTTCCAAATCAATTCTAACTGCAAGTAATTCATCTTCGTAAAACTTAATTAATTCATTTTTATTCATAATTTTCACTTTAATTTTTTTAAGAAATGGGGAGTATATTTCAACTCCCCTTTGTGTTTAGTCTATCCATTGATTGGCGATTTTATAGAATACTTCTTCTACAATTTCACTTCGTTCTTTGTTTAATTGAGATACTTTATTTTGATAATCCTCACTAAATGGATTTCTCTTTAAGTGTTCCGTATACTTATCTAAATCTTCAGGAGAGGGTGATAATGTATTATCAATACTCCATACTCGTTCAATACCTTTATGAAGTTCACTTTTAAGTTTACGATACTCTTTCAATTCTTGTTCCAAAAGATATATTTGGTAATCTTTGTCTTTACTTTTTGTCATAATTTTGTTTTTTACTACTGAACTTTTACTCATAAAATTTTGGTTGTTTCGGAAACCATCCGTTGTTTAATATTATAAATTATTATATATGTTTACCCAATTGGGAAACTTATATGTAAATATACAACAATATTTTGGAATTACCAAATATAATTAAAAGAAAGTTATCCACACGTTATCCACATTCATAAAGTGTTGAAAATCAATGGATTATATAAAGTGTTGATAATCAATGCGTTATAAAACCCTCAAAATCAACAGGTTATGGGGGTAAAATTATCAATATTTTATATATAACGATTTTATATATGTGTATATATGGATATATTATAGGTTTTTATAATGTGTATAAAATGTAAATAAAAAAACCACCTTTTTTTTGGTGGTTTAGTTTTTTGGTTATTCTCAATATCCATATTTTTTTCTATCTTTTCGGTTGTGTTTATTGAAAGATTTTACACTCTTTCCTTTTTTCCTTTTTCCAAAAGTTAATTTATTATTTGTTCCAATTTTACTTTTAGCCATTATATTCCTTTTCCGATTTTATCTATGTGATAATTTAATTGTGTTTGAACTTCGTTAAGTGAAGTTGAAAGAGCTAATAATAAACTTCTTAACTCATCAATTTGCTTTTGTTGATGTTCAATATCTAACTCTAATTGCAATAATCTCTTATTACAATCAAACTTCTTAAATATCTTAAACATTGTTTACTCTTTTACCGACTCTTCGGGAACGCAATTCGGCACCATTCTACCATCTAATTCCTTCATACCAACTGCAACATATCCATCCCAACACGCATTTTCTAAACCATCATCTGCAAATAAGTTGATACCTCTAAAATCAGTATCGTATGCTACCTTAGCCATTACCTTTTCCTTAGTATCAGTTATTTTGCTCATCTTATCTTTTCTCCAATAAGAGTAACATATTGCAGCGGCCTGTTCTTGCTCATATCCTGCACCCATTTCCTCACCGATACAACGAGATATAAAATCCTTTTCACTCTCTCCTTTATTTATATTTACTGGCATATCTTTTGTTTTAATAAGTTATTGTATAAGTTTTACCCTGATATTTGAATGAACTAATATTATCATAGGTTAGTGTTCTCCAACCCTCTATTGTATTAGGTGCTACTAAATTCACCATACCTTCTTCCTCTTTTGTCAAAGATTGTTCTGATGCTGAATAAAATTTACCCCAATACATTTCATGTGATGTTCTATGAGTTGGTATAATTGCAGTTCTCCATTTAATTTCAATTAGGTTAGATGGTGATGTTTGTTTCAACATACTCATAAATTGCCTTAATGATACCGATGGTAATGCAAATTGTTCAAATTTATTATGGACTCCGTTTGCTGTCATTGTTATTTTGTTATAGGGCCTCCAACTACCCATGCATCACAAGTTCTTTCTGATGCACATTTGAAATCAAATGCTTCACAATATCCTAAATCACCTGCATCAATTGCTTTCTCAGGATCAACTTCATTTCCTAATCCTTCTGCAATACATTCCAATATTTCTGGAGTTCTGTAAAAGAACGAACAATTACCACATCTTGCTTTTTTTGCTTCTTCAATGTTTCCTTTGAATTGTTCCCCTTTTCTTTTCCAATATTCTTCGTTTGGTTCGTTTGGGTTGAGTGGCCCGTAATTTGCTTCATCTATACACTTTTGACGATTTGCTAAATTTAATTCTATGTTGTATGTTGCCTCAGGACATTCTTCAGCTAATAATGCAGGTGATGTATATCTTTTCTTTTTCTTTGCTGCTTCACCCGGATACGATGATGTAATAGATGGTTGTGCTTCAGTTTCAGTTAGTAAACCTAATTCTCTAAGTTTATTTCTACTCCAACCTAATGCTGCTTTTCCACCCCATGCCTGATACATAAGATATCCGCATCCATCACCAAACCCTTTTGATGTTTCCAAATCTACTTCATGTCTACTTAAATAAGAATACATGCGCTTTATCGTATCTACTGAAATAGGTTCTCCTTTTGCTAACTGGTTTGCTCTTTGTTTGCCCACAGGTGTTCCACAACTTCCCCAACCATTCTTTTCTGCCCACTCTAATGCTCTTTTTGAGTTTCCACGGACTCCTGACCCGTAGTCAGAATAAGACTCAAACTCTATTCTTTCTTTTCCCTTATACCTTTTATCCTTTTTAATCAATGCTCTCATTCTACTCAATACCATCTCAGCTTCCAACTCACTTAGTTCTGTGATTTCTTTTTCCAATATATCATCAACTAAACTTGCTTTAATTAATTCATGCGAAAATAAACCTTCTAAGGATATTCCTTTGTATTCACCACTTTTTACTTTATTCCAAATATCTTTATTTTCTACTTTGAATACACCCATCCATGTTCCTGGCTTAACATTCAATCCGTATGCTTTTGATTTATCATACTTACTACTTTCTGCAACCCAACTCTCAACCAATGAAACACCATTTGTTTTCTCAGCGTGTTCCAATGTTACATTGTTTGCGTAGTTATCTCTTATATATTTTTGTGCAATCTTTTTTACTGTATCCTTACTAAATGTTACATAATAAGGAGTTCCATCCTCTCTCAATCTTAATATCTTTAATTCAGGAATAAGAATAGGGCCAACAATTGTGTGTTGGTCTTCATCTGCTGTTGCAAACTTTATAAGTTCTTTTGCACCATCTAAATTAAAATAAACAAAATCTTGCATTATTGCTGGCTCATTTACCAACGATAGTGCAAAAACTTCATCTTCTTCATCTTTAAGAACTAATTCGTATAATTCGTATTCAGTATTATTGTTTACCATATTGTCTTTAACATTAGTTTTTTTATAAATCTATCCTAAACTAAGAGTTGCACCTCTATTTGTTTTCCTATCTAACGCCTGTTGTGATGTAATATCACCACTTACAACATATGCTCTTACCGGCTTACCCGTAGTTTGAGATAAGGTTTGTGATATTTGTAGACCAGGACTTGCTTCAGAACCAACACCACCTATTTGTGGAATTGCTTGTGAAGGTGCTCCTCCGTATGTTGGTGCTGGTGCTTGTTGAGTTCCACCTCCACCACCACCTTTTACATCAACACTCTTAATCTGTCTAATACCTTTTACAGTTGCTGCGATTGCAGTTGCTACTGATGCTGCACCCGCTATTATATTTGCTATTCCTAATGGAGTTAAAGGGCCGCCCGCTAGCATTACTGCTTTTTGTGTGTTGATTATAATACTTGCCACACCCGCTGCTTGTTCAATTAATAAACCTGCTATGGCTAATTTTTTATTTTCACCAGCTAATGCTTGTAAATTTCTACCAAAACTTCCATATGCATTTGCTAAACTATCTAATAATTCTAATTGCGCAAGTTTTTCTGCATTATTAATGTTCTTTTTAACAGCTAAATGGTTAGCTTCTATTGCCTCTAACTCTTTTTTATTACCTTTCGCTTTTTCTTTTTGAACTGCGTATGCTGCATCCTCAACCTTTCTTTGTTGTGCAAAGTATTCTTTTGTTCCATCTCTTAAAGCTTTTAATCTTGCTTCTTCTAATATTAAATTATCTTCTAATGCTTTAAGTTCTTTATCTTTTTGTTCTTTTAATCCATCAATAAACTTTTTGAACTTCTCTGCATTTTTATCTGCAGCTTCTTTATCATACTTCTCATTAACTTTTGCAATTGCAATCCTTCTCTGTTCCTCAATAGCTGCAAAATCAGTTATATTTGCTCTTAATAAAGTTTTTCTATTTTCTTCGTATGCTTGTTCTATTTCAAATAACTCCCTATTTCTATCAGTAAGAGTTGCTTTGAATGCTTCTGTTTGAACTTTGAAAGCATCTTCCTCTCTTTTTAATCTTTCCTCTAACAATCTCTGTCTTTCTTTCTCATCTTCCTCTCTATCTTTTTGTTGTTCTTTGAGATTTTCTTTTTGAGTTTTGGTTGTTTTCTTTGTGCCTTCATCATATCTTTGATATGCTGCTTCTACATTATCTGACCATGATGTTACACTTTCTTTTGCATCTTTCCATGCTCCACTAAAATCACCTTTAATTAATTTTACAACCGCTGAACCTAACTTACCTAATGATTGGAATAAAGCCGTAACTCTTGCATATGCAAATTGAAATACATTTGAAATAAGTGGCATTACTCTCGTTGCCAAATCTAAAAATCCATCAATCAAAGGTTGTAATGCACCCAATACACCATTTAAGATTTGTTCAAACATTATAAGAATTGGTTCAAACTTTTTCATAGTTTCTTCACTCTTACTTAATGCCGCAACAAATCCACCAATTAATGAAACGATTACACCAATACCAATAGCGTTTAATGTT